GACAGACGAGGATGCCGTACCTGACATTCCTGATGAGCCTAAGACCAAGCTGGGCGACATTTACCAACTTGGCAATCACCGCCTGATGTGCGGAGACTCCACAAGCATTGACGCTGTGGATAAGTTGATGGATGGGCAGAAGGCCGACATGGTGTTCACCGACCCGCCTTATGGCGTGGACTATAAAGGCATCAACAATGATTCAAGAGATGGCTTGGAAGACCTATTGAGGGCGGCATTTGCTAATTATCTGATGGCAGCCAAATCTGGCGCTTCCATTTATTGCTTTCATTCAGACCGCTGTGCTGATGTATTCCACAAGGTTTTTAGAGAATTCTTCCATTTCAGTTCAATGATTATTTGGGCTAAAAATAGTTTGACATTGAGCCAAACTGATTATCAGAGCCAGCATGAGCCTTGCCTTTATGGATGGATGGATAATGGCTCACACACATGGTATTCAGACCGAAAGCAAACTTCAGTCTGGAGATTTGATAAGGAAAAGGTTGTAGGTCATACCACTCCCAAACCCGTAGGATTGGTCGAGAAGGCCATCACCAATTCAAGCAAAGGTGGGGATGCGGTCATTGATCTATTTGGTGGCTCTGGCAGCACCCTTATTGCTTGCGAGAAGCAAAACCGCCATGCCAGGCTTATGGAATTAGACCCCAAATATTGTGATGTGATCGTAAAGCGATGGGAAGATTTCACAGGTAAAAAAGCCGTTTTATTGACAGAAACAGCAGAAACTGCTTAAAATTTAAGCGAGTTCCCCTACATAAAATGCCAATCTATCCACAAGAGCCGCACGAGCCAACAAAAGAATCCCGCAAACTGGTTGAATCCAGTAGCGGATTAGGCTTGCCTCACGAGTCCATTGCCTGCTTGGTTGGCATTGATGACAAGACCCTCCGCAAGTATTACAGGCACGAGCTGGACATGGGCAAAGCCAAAGCCAATGGGCAGATTGCCAAGACGCTGTACAGCAAAGCTGTGGGTGGAGATACCACAAGCCTTATCTGGTGGACAAAAACACAAATGCGCTGGGCTGAGACTGTCAAGCAAGAACACACTGGTGCAGATGGTGCGCCCTTATTGTTTGAGCGCATCGAGCGTGTGGTGGTGGATGCAAAAAATACTGAAGATTGATACCCCTCGTTGGGCATTGCCACTGACAAAGCCAAGCCGATACAAAGGTGCATGGGGTGGTCGGGGCAGCGGAAAGTCTCATGCCTTTGCCGAGTTGATGATTGAGGAACACATCATTGACCCCAAGCGCAGAAGCGTTTGTGTCCGTGAAATCCAGAAATCCCTGAACCAATCGGTCAAGCGGCTGCTGGAGACCAAGATCGAGGCCATGAACGCTGGGGCTTACTTTGAAGTCCAAGATTCGGTCATCAAGTCTAAAAAGGGCGATGGTGCGATTATTTTTCAAGGTATGCAGAATCACACAGCCGACAGCATTAAATCGCTAGAAGGTTATGACTGCGCTTGGGTTGAGGAAGCCCAAAGTCTGAGCCAGACCAGCCTTGACCTACTGAGGCCAACAATCCGCAAGCCAAACAGCGAGTTGTGGTTTACATGGAATCCAAGGCAGCAGTCTGATCCTGTGGACTTTCTACTGCGTGGGCCAGAGCCGCCAAAGGATGCAGCAGTAATCAAGGTCAATTTTGGCGATAACCCGTGGTTTCCACAAGTCTTAAAAGACGAAATGGAATACGACAAGCGCAGAGACCCTGACAAATATCAGCACGTTTGGATGGGTCAGTACCTACAAAACAGCAACAGCAAGGTATTCAAGAACTGGAAAATTGACGACTTTGATGCACCGCCAGATGCCATCCATCGCCTTGGGGCTGATTGGGGATTTTCAGTTGACCCGACAGTTTTGGTGCGTTGCCACATTATTGGGCGCACTCTTTACATTGATTACGAAGCCTATATGGTGGGCTGTGAGATTATCAACACCCCTGAGTTATTCATGCAAGTGCCAGAGGCTGAGAAGTGGCCTATCGTGGCAGACTCAGCCAGGCCGGAAACCATCAGCCACATGAAGCGCAATGGTTTCCCAAAGATCATGACTGCTGTCAAAGGGCCAAAGTCGGTCGAAGAAGGCATCGAGTTTTTGAAGAACTACGACATTGTGGTTCACCCTCGTTGCATCCACACAATTGACGAGTTGAGCCTGTACAGTTATAAATCAGACCCATTGACAGGGAGAATTCTGCCCATGCTTGAGGACAAAAAGAATCACGTTATTGATGCTTTACGATATGCGTGTGAGGGCATCAGGCGGTCAGCGGTCACAAAATCGGCTACATTTACACCATTGCCCAATGTCAAACGCTGGTAGATAATCGCCCCAAAAGGACAAATATGGCACGAATACCCAACGACCAACGCCTTGCAAATTTACACGCTGAAGCACTGCGGCAGTTCAATGATATACAAACTGCGCTGCGGGATGAGCGTCTGCAATGCTTACAAGACAGGCGTTTTTATTCGTTATGTGGCTCTCAGTGGGAAGGGCCATTGTGGGATCAGTACGAAAACAAACCCAAGTTTGAGGTCAACAAAATCATGTTGGCGGTCATTCGCATCGTTAACGAATACCGCAATAATCGCATCACCGTTGACTATGTGAGCAAAGACGGTACTGAAAACGACAAACTGGCTGAAGTTTGCGATGGCCTTTATCGTGCTGATGAACAAGCATCTGTGGCTGATGAGGCTTACGACAATGCTTTTGAAGAAGCTGTTGGCGGTGGCATTGGCGCATGGCGTTTGCGTACAGTTTACGAAGACGAAGAAGACCCAGAAAACGAGCGCCAGCGCATCAGATTCGAGCCAATCTTTGATGCCGACTCAAGCGTGTTCTTTGACTTGAACGCCAAGCGACAAGACAAGTCAGATGCCAAATATGCTTTTGTGGTCAACAGCATGACCCGTGAAAGCTACAAAGAAATCTACAACGATGACCCAACTGATTGGCCTAAGATCATCCACCAATACGAATTTGATTGGGCAACTCCTGATGTTGTGTTTGTGGCTGAGTACTATAAGGTTGAGGAAAAGACTGAGGTAATCCGCATCTTTGAGGCCATTGATGGCACAGAGGAACGCTATACAGCCCAAGACTTTGCAGACGATGAAATGCTAGAAGAAACCCTGATGGCAGTCGGCACAAGGGAAGTTCGTCAAAAGCGCATCAAGCGTATGCGAGTTCGTAAATACATCATGTCTGGCGGTAAAGTGCTGGAAGATGCAGGCTACATTGCAGGCAAAAATATCCCCATCGTGGTGGTGTACGGCAAGCGGTGGTTTGTGGATAACATCGAGCGTTGTATGGGTGCTGTGCGCCTGGCTAAAGATGCCCAACGCCTGAAGAATATGCAACTGTCTAAGCTGGGTGAGATTTCAGCCTTGTCCAGCATTGAAAAGCCCATCATGACTCCAGAGCAAGTTGCTGGGCATCAGGTAATGTGGGCAGAGGATAATCTGAGGGATTACCCTTATCTGCTGATTAACCCTGTAACTGGTGCTGATGGCGGCACACAAATCAGTGGCCCTGTGGCTTATACGAAGTCGGCACAAATCCCACCTGCAATGGCGGCTTTACTTGCCATCACAGAACAAGATATGCAGGACATTTTGGGCAACCCGCAAGGGGCTGACAAGATGATTTCAGGCGTATCAGGCAAAGCAGTTGAGATGATCCAAACCCGTGTGGATATGCAGACATTCATCTACATGAGCAATTTTGCCAAGGGCATGAAGCGATGTGGTGAGATTTGGCTCGGCATGGCAAAGGAAATCTACACCGAAGACAAGCGCAAGATGAAAACCATTGCCGCTACTGGTGAGGCCGGAATGGTCGAGTTGATGCAACCCACCATTGACACCAAAACTGGTGCTGTGGTGATGGCAAATGACCTGTCAAGTGCCACATTTGATGTGGTTGCCGATGTTGGCCCATCATCTAGCAGCAAACGTGCGGCTACGGTCAGGGCTTTAACAGGAATGCTCCAGATCACCCAAGACCCAGAGACAGCCCAAGTGCTGACTGCAATGGCAATGATGAACATGGAAGGCGAGGGCGTTGGGGATGCAAATGCTTATTTCCGCAAGAAGTTACTGCGGATGGGCGTTGTTCAGCCAAGTGACCAAGAGGCAGAAGAACTCATGGCAGAAATGCAAGGCAAGCCTCAAGACCCGAACGCAATGTATTTGCAAGCCGCAGCCGAAAATGAGATGGCGAAAGCAGCCAAAGCTAGAGCCGATACTGTTGAAACCGTGGCAAGCGCAGAACTCAAACGGGCGCAAACGCTAGAGACTTTGGGCAAGGTTGAAGAGACAGCACAGAGCATGGCGATGACCAACGCCCAGGCAGTGCAAGAAATTTTGCAGGGGCAGATTGTGCAACCTGTTGCGAATCAGTAAAAAACAAGCGACAATTAAAACAACGGTTACCACCCAGCCGTTTAAAGTGGGTGAGTTGAATGGGGTCAAAGATGAATCAAAAGGCAGTAATTGAGGACAATGAAGTCGAGGTAATAGAAGAAGAAATCGAAGTCAACGAACCAGTTGATGAGGTTGAACCAGAAGATACCGAGGAAGTTGTTGTCAGCATTGGTGAGGAAGCGCCACCTCCCGAAGAACATACTCCAGCGCCTGAATGGGTAAAAGAGTTGCGTAAGACGAACCGAGAACTGCAAAGGCAGAATCGTGAACTGCAAAGCAAGCTACAAGCCGCACCAGCTGAGACCAAGCCAGTGGTGATTGGAAATAAGCCAAAACTAGAAGATCACGACTATGACGCTGATGCATACGAGGAAGCATTGACAAGTTGGTTTGAGCGCAAGCGTCAAGCCGATGAAATCAACGCCAAGCAAGAAGCTGAAGTTATGAATCAGCAAAAGGCATGGCAAGCCAAGTTGGATGGTTATGGCAAGGCGAAAGCCGAACTAAGAGTGAAAGACTTTGAGGATGCTGAAGAAGTTGCTCAACAAGTTTTTTCTATCACCCAGCAAGGCGTTTTGCTGCAAGGTGCAGATAATCCTGCACTCGTTGTTTACGCACTCGGCAAAAACCCTGCAAAGGCTAAAGAGTTGGCTGAAATCAAAGACCCCGTAAAGTTTGCCTTTGCGGTAGCAAAACTGGAGAAAGACTTGAAAGTTACAAATCGCAGGCAAGCACCCGCCCCAGAGCGTATCGTTACAGGAACTGGAAGATCATCTGGTGCGGTTGACTCAACACTTGAACGGCTGAGAGAAGAAGCGGCTCGTACTGGCAACATGACCAAGGTCATTCAGTACAAATCGCAGAAACGAACAGCATCCAAATAATTTAATAGGAGCTTATTATGAGCAATAGTTTTTCAAAAGAAGAGCGCGTAGCGTTTGAGGACATCCTCGAAGGCTTTAACGATGCTTTGGTTTTATCCCGCAACGTGTCCATCTACAACACAGATGGCTCGATGATGGAACGCACGAACAACGTGATCTATCGCCCCCAGCCTTACATCGCACAATCGTACGATGGCATGGATCAGACTAACAACTTCACAGCTTACACACAGCTTGCAGTACCAGCGACACTCGGCTTTCAAAAGTCTGTGCCGTTCATTCTGGATGCTTTGGAACTGCGTGATGCGTTGCAAGAAGGTCGTTTGGGCGAAGCCGCCAAGCAGAAACTTGCCTCTGACATCAACATTTCAATCATGAATGTTGCTGCAGCCCAAGGTTCTTTGGTCGTGACTGTCAACACCGCTGCTGGTGATTATGATGATGTGGCCTTGTGCGACAGCATCATGAACGAGCAGGGCGTACAGTCTTTTGACCGTTACTTGGCTTTGTCTAGCCGTGACTACAACGGCATCGCTGGCAACATTGCTGGTGGAGCTACTGGTGGTGGTGCATCCCGCAGTTTCGCTGGCACTAAGTCCAACACCGCTTTCGAGCGTTCTTTCGTTGGTATGGTTGCAGGCTTTGAAACTTACAAGTTGGATTACGCAAACCGCTTGGCTGCACGTACTGGTTCTAACACCACCATGTCCACCTTGGCTTCCGCCAACAACTACTATGTTCCAGTTGCCACTTCTACCGCAGTGACAGGCGAAACCCAGAACGTTGACAACCGCTTCCAGACCATCACTGTCACATCGACAACTGATCTGCGAGTGGGTACACCGTTTGAGATCTCTGGTGTTGAGGCTGTGCATCACATCACTAAGCAAGGTACTGGCTTTGCCAAGACTTTCCGTGTGGTAAGCATCACAAACTCAACCACTTGCGTTATCACACCTCCAATCATTTCTGCCCAAGGTGGAACTGATGCCGAGTTGCAGTATCAAAACTGCATCGTGACACCTAACGCCACTGCAACAATGACCCGTTTGAACTCGACCACTGCGCCTATCAACTGCTTCTGGCAGAAAGATGCATTGGAGATTTTGCCTGGTCGTTACGCTGTTCCCTCCGATGCTGGCGTTGCAGTGATGCGAGCCTCCACCGATCAGGGTATCGAGTTGGTCATGCAGAAGCAGTACGATGTAAACACCATGAAGACCAAGTATCGCTTGGACACTCTGTATGGTGTGGTCAATAAGCAGCCAGAAATGTCTGGTATTTTGCTATTCAATCAGGCTTAAGGAGTAAATCATGAGCTATCAAGTAATTTTTGCACAAGGCACAGCTACTGTTGCAGTACCAGCAGGCGAGAAAATCGCTGTTCAAGCCTTTTCACCAGCACAAGTGTTTCAAGAAGTTGGGTTTCCCCAATTTCCTGAAGCCAATGATTTGCTGACAACGGTTGACAACACAACTTATGTATCAAGCGCATTTACCAATGCCACCAACGTGATTATTCAAGCTGGTGCATCGGGTGCGTACTATTCTGTGGGTGTTGCTCCTGACATCAGCAACAATGGCAACTGGCAACCTCAAGGTGCGCCAGCCAACATTGCTGATGGCGGCTCGATGGCGGCAACTGCTGCCAACGTGTTGACAGGCATCATTACTGCTACTCCCACAGCAAGCCGTGACATTCAATTGCCAACAGGTGCAAACCTTGATCTGGCAACTGAGTGGGCAATCGGTGATTCGTTTGACTTCAGCGTCATTACTTTGGCTGCATTTGCTTTGACATTGACTGTCAACACAAACGTGACCATCGTTGGTTCTGCTGCAACTGCGGCTACGGCTGGTGCATCTGC